AAAGCATACGATGGCAACTTCGGCGCATTAAAACGCTTGGGCGCTGGCATAGATGAGTCGATTATTAAAAACAAAGATTTTGATGGCGCAGTCGTATCACTTAGCAAAACATTTAGCGGCCAGGCTGACGTAGCGGCCAACACTTACGCAGGTCGAGTAGAGCGCCTCAAAATAGCTTTTAACGAGGCTAAGGAGACTATAGGATCCGCATTACTACCGCAGCTGGGCAGATTGACCGACGTTATCTTAAAGGAAGGCGTACCGGCCTTTGATGCGTTCGTTAAAGGCCTCACCGGAGACAACAGTCTAAAAAGCGCAATCGGTGAAACTTCGCCAAAAGTTGTCGAAATGCGCACACAATTAACTTCGACGGAAAAAATCGCTAAAGAATTAGGCGAAACTGTACGGCTCATAGGAAGTCGCTTTGCTGATTTATTTGCGATATTTGATACAGCAACAGGCGGCGAAGGTTCGGCTGTCCAAGGCTTAGAAAAAGCGTTAGAGGCATTAAACACAGTAGCAAAAATTACCGCTAAAGTGTTTGAGGTTATCGAGGTTACTGTCGAAGGTATTGTCGAGGGCTTTCGCGATATTATTCGATACGGCAATCAAGCGAAACAATTTTTTAGCAATATTAACCCGTTCAGCGCTCGCCAGTCGTCGTTCGATGTTCCTGTCGCACCAGCCCCTACAACTTCCAACCTAGGAACTGCTCAGGGTGGAGCCAATTACATTACAGTTAATGGCGCTATAGATCCTGAAGGCACAGCTCGCACGATTATTAACGTCCTCAATAACAGCCAATCCAGAGGCACACTCGGAGCCGGAGCGCTGGCGTTCTAATGACTGTATTCACGCCTGACTGGAAAGTAACTATCAACTCGGTCGAATATACCGGCGTTACTCTTGCCAATCTCAGCATTACATCAGGCCGAACCGATATCTACCGCCAGCCAGTCGCGGGATATTGCCAAGTCGAACTGATTAACCTCGACCTATCCTCGGTAACGACTGAGATTAATCAGGGCATTACAATTAGCGTTAAGGATTCGACGGCTACCTACCAGCCGATATTCGGTGGCTATATTTCCGACATCGTTCAGGAAGTCAGATATTTAGGTAATACAGGACAGACCCAGGTCATTACCATCACAGCGTTAGGCGCACTCTCACGCTTGCCGAAGGCAACTACTGATGGCGTACTTGCCAGCGACTTCGATGGCGACCAAATCTATACTTTGCTCTCTGGCGTACTTTTCCAGTCATGGGCGCAAGCGCCAGCGACGACTACATGGGCAACTTATACCGCTACCGAAACCTGGGAAGATGCGCTCAATACTGGGCTAGGTGAAATCGACCAGCCTGGCGATTATGAGATGATTTCCCGCAGCGCTTCTCCGACGGATGTCTATACCCTTGCCGGTGATATTGCTCAAAGTGGCCTGGGTTATCTTTACGAGGATGCTCAGGGTCGAATCGGTTACGCAGACAGCACCCATCGAGCGCAATACCTATCGACGAATGGTTACGTCGAGCTATCCGCTGAAGATGCTTATGGTCGAGGAATCCGTCTCTACACTAAAGGCGGAGAAATTCGTAACTCGGTAACGATATTTTCTGGCAATAATTTCAGCGATGAATCTGTCGATAGCGACCCTGCTTCTATTGCCCAATACGGAACGCTTAGCCAAACTATTAACACTTACCTCAAAACAAAGTCAGACGCAGAAGCCCAGGCAGCAACATATATCGAGCTACGCGCCTACCCTAGACCTGGCCTGGATGCGATTACCTTCCCGCTACAAAGCCCTAAACTGAGCGACGCTGACCGCGATGCCTTAATAAATATCTTTATCGGGATGCCTGTAGATCTTCTCGATTTACCGAGCAATATGAACGACGCACAATTTCAGGGATTCGTAGAAGGCTGGACATTCCGAGCCGGCTATAACTCTCTCGACCTCACGATTTACCTCAGCCCTATCAGCTTCTCACTTAATGCGTTTAGGTGGAATTCTGTGCCGGTTGTGGAAACATGGAACACCCTATCCGGTACACTTGATTGGCTGAACGCGACTATCGTCGCATAAGGAGAACGAATGGCAACTACTACGAACTTCGGATGGGAAACCCCAGACGATACCGACCTAGTTAAAGATGGCGCAGCCGCTATGCGTACGCTGGGTAATTCCATCGATACTTCATTCGTGGATCTTAAAGGCGGCACAACCGGACAGGTACTGGCTAAGGCATCGAATACAGATTTAGATTTTACATGGGCGGCAGATGCCTCAGGTATTCCTACTACTATTTTCGACGCTAAAGGCGACATCATCGCAGCAACCGCAGCAGACACAGCATCGCGTTTAGCTGTAGGAACAAATGGCCAAGTATTAACTGCGGATTCGACTGCCGCGACCGGTATTAAATGGGCTACGGCTTCTGGTTGGAATCCTAATTTCCAGCTTATCAACGCTGGCGGTACTTCTTTAAGTGGTTCACAAACGATTACTATAAATGTTTCCGGATTAAATGAGATTTTTATTATTTTAGACAATGTTTCTTCGGCAAATGGAAATGCGTTTTTTCAAATTTTAGTGAATAACGATACTACGACTAAGTATTCTGGATATGGCCTCGCTTGGCAAGCCAAAACGACTTGGGGTTATAGTGCCGTAGCCACCGGCTTTAACGCTGATACTTCCATCCAATGGGCGGGATTAGGTTCCGTTTCTTCCGGTACTTGTTGGGGATCTATCCATTTATGGGGTACGAATTCCGCTGGAACTAAACCATATTCAATAAATTCTTATAGCAGTGGTACTGATGGATATGGTTATTTATCGAGTGGAAATTACACGGGAACTTCCGCCGTGACCAGTTTAGTATTTAAATCCACATCCGGTAATCATGATTCCGGAACTGTTTATGTTTATGGAGCTTAAATGGAACTAATACATAGAATAGTTGATACTACAAATAATACAATCACAGAGCGGCCATTAAACGAGCAAGAATTAAAACAATACGAAAAAGATAGAACAAAATCTGAAGCTTTTTTTACCGAAGAGGCGAAAAAAACTATAATTCGCAATTCGGCACTTGCCAAACTTATCGACCTTGGGCTAACCGAGGAAGAAATTGCCGCACTCTAGGCTAACGGGAGATTGCTCTAATGAACAAATCCCAACGTGGGAAGATTACGATCCCGAAGCTCTCTAAAGCCGCTTTTACATTACGCGCACAGATAAACGCGAAATGGCCTAAGCGCGACAAGTCCAGCGATGGATGGATAGGCGATACCAGACACCAGGCAAGGCCGTCGGATCATAACCCCGACGCTTCTGGGTGGGTTCGCGCTATTGACGTAGATGCTGACCTTACGCCTAAATACAAAGACCAGTCATGGGATTTAGCTGAGGAACTTCGGCTACTTGCTAAGGCTGGTGAGAAGCGTATTTCCTACATCATCCATCACGGCAAAATCGCAAGCTCACGCATGAACTGGAAATGGCGGAAATACTCGGGCAATCCCCACGCGCATCACATTCACATAAGTTTCACAAAATCGGGCGACGAAGATAAAACACCATTCGACCTAAGGAGCCTCGACAAATGAAAATCGACAGCAAGCAAATCCTCATGGGATTAACCGGATTTCTCGTAACTTGGCAAGCGACCAATTTCGACCTCGACTATCGCGCTGTGCTATCAAGCATCGTTGCTATGGGTCTATCAGGCGCTAACGGCAAGAAGGCCGCTAAAGCATGAGCGTAGGCGACTGGGTAGCAGTCGTCAGCGTGTCGATTACGGCTCTGGGTGGCGTTGCTTTTCTCGTCCAATTCTTAGTGAAGCATTACCTAGCCGAGCTAAAACCTAACGGCGGGGAATCTATGAAGGATCAAGTAAGCCGCTTAGAGACGCGTGTGGATGAGATTTATCGGATTCTGTTAAACCGAACGCTATCCTAATACTGCGAGAGGGGTTCCTTCATGGATGACCAAACACCTAAAGATTCAGACTTCGTTCTCATGTCTGAACCCTTATCGCCGATGCTTGCGATGGCTGTCGAAGCTCAGCGCTTATTACAGTCGTATCTAAAGGCTGGATTTACCCGCAAGGAATCATTCGATTTAGTGCTGAATCAAATGCCAGAGTGGACATTCCCTGGCCAGACCATTATCGAAGAAGATGATGATGTCGATGATGATGACGATTACGAACTAGATCCTGACGAATTAGAGGATTACGATTAGGCTTGTTATCGTTCCAGACCTTCAGATTCCGTACAATCATCAAAAGGCTACGGATAACGTTATTAACTTTATTAAAACCATTAAGCCTGACGCTGTCGCTATTGTGGGCGATGAGGCTGACTTACCGATGCTATCGAAGTGGGAAGCCAAAAGCCGAGGCGAATATTCCGTTAAGCTCCAGTCCGACCTGGATGCTACTCGCAGCGTTCTTAGCCGCATTCGGAAGGCGTTAGGCGACGATAAAAAAATCCACCTAGTCCGTTCTAATCACACCGACCGATTCGAGCGATACATAGATCGCAACGCTCCAGCGCTTACCAGTCTTAGAGGTCTGAAATACACCGAGCTAATCGGAGTCAAGGATTTAGGCATTACCTGGCATGAGCAACCTGGCCTCATAGCTCCCAACACAATCCTGGCTCATGGCGACGAGGGAAGCCTGGCGCAATACGCCGGCGGCACGGCTGCCAAACTGGTCGAACGCATGAGTAAAAACGTCGTCTGCGGTCACACCCATAGGCAGGGCATTATATGGCGCTCAACAGGCCTCAGGGGGCGATTAGAGCCATTATTCGGTTTCGAGGCGGGTCATCTTATGGCAGTCCGAAAAGCGGCCTATACACGGCCTCTAAATGCCCCTAATTGGCAAATGGGATTCGGGATGCTAGAAGTCTCAGGGAACCTGGTAAATCCTATTTCTATCATCATGGACAGTAACGGCCGATTTACCTGGGATAAAAAAACCTGGGGTTAAATGCTTGACTTGCCCCCATCTGTGTGAAACCCTGTGGGTAACGGATTTCGTGGGAAATCCAAAAGGGGCAAGAAATGAATGATTTAGATATAACACTCACCCATTCGCTGGTTACTTTAGCGTTCATGGCGCTTACCTGGTTCGTCGGTCGAGTGACCGGCTATGCTCTCGGTCATGAAGATGGTCAGCGTGAAGGTCGAGCGCAAGGTTATAAACGGGGTATTGGTGAGCGTCATGCTCAGCGTTAAAAGCATCGAGTGGGATCAAGCCGATTGTCGAGGCATGAACACCGATTTATTCTTCATGAATCGAGAAGAATTACAGCTCGAAGGATTCACCTATCAGCATATTCGTCGGGTCTGCTCAGATTGTCCTATTAGGCGAGACTGTTTAGCGTATGGATTTAAGTACGAACGTCATGGGATGTTTGGTGGAGTAACTGGCGAGGAACGCGATTTAATCCGTCGAGGCAAGTTTAATGATTCTAAGATAACGAGCCTTCTTCGCGATATGGCTAACCTCAACCTAAGCCTGAACTCGATACTAGAGTTTATCGGCGCTGAATCTAACTTTATCGAGGCAAGAGATTACGCTAAGGGGCATTATGAGTAAATTTAACATTGAGGAATATGAGACAGTCCAGGAAAGAATTAACAGCTTTTATAAAATGTATTCTAATGGATCTATTCTTACGGATCATATCGACTGGAAAGAAACACGCGATGGTCGCATTATATGGACGGCTATTGTATCTGTTAGAAAAGAAGCTGGCGGCGTGGTTCATGGATCCGGCTCAGCAAGTGAAGTCGAAGGGGCTAATAAGTTTGCTCCTAATAATGCGAGCGAACTTGCGGAAACCTCTGCTCGTGGTCGCGCGTTACTTGCGGCCGGAATTGGCCAACAGGCTTCACGGGATGAAGTGGCTTCAGCACGATCTAAAGAAGAAACACCTAAGCCGCTGCCCCAGGACGACCCATGGGCTAAAGGGATGGAACTACTCGGCGATGCTTTAGCTGCTCAGCCTATGGAAAATCAGACCAGTTACAGCTGCTCGCATGGCGTAATGGTCTATAAGACTGGCCTATCTAAGAAAACTGGCAAGCCTTGGGCGGGTTACTTCTGTCCTGATAATGTCCAGCTATGCGACACAAAATGGCAGAAGGTGGGCTGATGGGATGGGTTAGCATTAAACGCGCCAATAGCCCTGAAGTGTATTTAGGCATAGATGGCGACTTTATAGATATATGCGATCTCTGTAATTATCCTTATGCTGGCGCTCGAAAGGTTGCCATCACACAGGAACACGAAGAATCTGGCGTCATTCACTATATCTGGACGTGTCCAGACTGTGCGTGTAAGAATATGCGATGAACCTATACCAGAAGCTTAGCGAGATAGGCTTAGCGCATCATTACGAATGCGACCAGTCCTGTATTGGTCGCCAGTACGAGCTAGATATGTGCCTAGAGATTCTCGACTGGGTGCGTGAGTATGTAGTAGAAAAAGGTCTTAGGGGATGAGCCAACATCGCAAACACCGAGGGTATGCGACACAGGCGCTCGTGGCTAGGTATTTAGCCAGCCACGGCTTCCCCTATGCGTTATCAGCGGGTGCTGGGCGCGAGGGTTCAGACATAACCGGCACCCCTGGTATCGACTGGGAAATTAAGGCACGATCTAAATTCGACCCAGCTGGAACTATGAAACAACTAATGGCAAGAGGCGGGACAGATTTACCTATCGCAGTCATGAGGCTAAACGGCCAAGGCGAGGCGAATGTAGGCTCATTCTGTGTCGTCATGCGCTTTGATGAATTAGTGCTATTACTACGCAAGGCGGGCTATGGAGAATGAAATAGGCTGGTACGCGCATTACTGTTCCTACTGCGACATCCTAACGTGGATGGCACAGCGCAAAGATGATGATCCTAGGCCGGTGAATTGCCGGCGATGTAAGTACCCAGTAGTAAGGAGTTTAAGACATGAATGGCACACCCACGAACAACTTCTTAACTTGGCAGAGCGAGCATACGATTAACCGCTGTACGAAATGCGGGATGTGGATACAAGTAATGACGGAGTGTTCGATATGTCTCAAAATGGCGGCATGATGTTCCAATTTGTAGAGCGCTGGACGTACCGACTAGATGGTTATGGCGGTGTATCAAATTGCGATTTATGCGACATATTCGACCCAGTATATGAATACACGCGCCTAGAAGATGGGCGAGTTATGTTCATGTGTAAAGATTGCCAAGCAGACCTAAAAATTTAATCTGCTACCATATAAATCCGTATCGCCTAGCACGCGATCTATCGTCCGTCAGAGGGACATTACCAACCTACCTAAAAGCTGAAAGTAGGGAATCAAGCAATCTGCGCGCGACACGATTCGCCCGACGCGCAACGGGGCAGACCTTGATACAGGGCGCGAATGTGAGGAAATATGAAGCAATACTTCACCCATAAATGGCTTTACACAGCCATCAGCTTTACCATTCTGGTTACTGGTGTTATCACACCTACAGCGTTCGCGGGTACTAAAGAGGCTAAGCCTTCCCGCGAGCGTATCCTGACCGCTCTACGGCTTATGTCTAACGATTACAGAGAGTATCTATGTAGCAAAGAGATCATCAGAAAAGAGAGTAACTTTAGAACGGATGCGAGGAACGGCTCCCACTACGGCCTAGCGCAAGGTCGCTCTCGGTACTTGGCTACAGCAACCTATACTCAACAGCTTCACTGGTATATCAAATACATACGGAGCCGATACGGCGACGGATGTGTAGCTTTAGAACATCATAAGATTCATAACTGGTATTAGATGAACAAGACCTATAACAGTAAGAAGTGGAGAGCGTTAAGGTTAATAGTCCTAAAGCGAGACGACTACACTTGTGCCTACTGTGCTAGACCTGCTAATACTGTGGATCATGTAGTGCCATTGGCTAAAGGTGGAGAGCAATACAATACTGAGAACCTAGTAGCAGCCTGTACCGCGTGTAATAGCGCTAAACGCGATAGGGGCAGTTTTTTTAATAGGAAAGAACACCCACGACCCCCAGATCGGAAGA